CGAGCCGCTCAGTATGTCCACCACCTCGCCAGTGGTGTAGTCGATCGGCAGATAGGGCTTTGTCGGCTGGAAATCATCGAAGGTCTCTGCGCCGGCGTTCACGCCAGGCAGCACAAACTCCCGCATTCGGTAGCTGTTCACCGTTTTCTCTTTCGGTCCGCGACCAGGCAGGAAGGCCGGGTAGAACTCCGCAGAGATAAACGTGTAACCCGGCCGGTTGAAGTATCCCTCCAGAACCACCGTGTTGGTGTTCTTGATCTGCACCGCCTTCCCCGTCGCCGGCCAACGCTCGCGCGCCGTGCCGCTGTTGTAAGCACCGTTTCCCCACACATAGGTAAACTCATGGATGAAGTGCAGCTTGTCGCCCACCTCGATCCCGTGCCCCGGCGCGAATGTCATTTCCAGCCGGCCATTCCAGACGATCGCCCCCACGGCAGACAACGGACTGGGCACCTCCGATCCGGCAAACCCCGGAAACCGAAACGTGAAACTCTCCCACGGCTCCATGATCAGCGCCGGCACGGTCGCATACAGCCGCCAGAACCACGTCCCATCGCCCTCCTCGCGCTCCTTGTCCTGGTCGACCAGGTAAGCGTTGTCGAATTCCTCGTCCGGCGTGTCGAGCGCGAGAGGCTCGAACGCCCCCTTGCGCTGGAAATAATGCCTTCGCACCGTGAAGTGCGCCGGATCCTGCGGCAGCGGGTGCGAAATCTCCAGCTTGCCCCACAGTTGCCGGGGAGTCTCAAACTCGGTGCCTAGGTCAAGGATGCTCATAAAGTCACGCCACGGCGAGGGCCTTGCTCATGCCCTGCAGGATCTCCAGGATCTGCTTCAACGTAGAGGCCTCCTCGCCGCCACCCTTTGCCACATCGCGCGCGCCGGCAGCCCCACGGCCCTCGATCACTTCGCCCTCTTCCGAGAACGCACGCCGGCGCACCTTGCCCTCAGCGTCGAGCGCCTGACGCCTCAGATCGTCCGCCACGGAAAACTGCCCCCGCGCTTCTGCCTCATCGGCGCGCGAGTAGAAATCCAGCGCCTTCGTGGCAAACCTCGCATTCTGCGAGCGCCCGCCGAGCGCTTCCACCTGCTCCAGCCCCATCATCACGGCCGCGGCCTCTTCCGCAGCCTTGCCGAGCTTCTCCACGGACCGCGAACCCATCTCGAGGCTTTCATCCCACGCCGCGATCGCATCGCCGGCCATGCCCGGATCGCCCGGATCGGCATCGGGCAGCGAGACAGCCCGCAAGGCCGCATCTTCTGCCGCCTTCGCAATCTCTTTTGCGGCGTTGTCCCATTTCTCGCCCACGGATGCCACCGCCGCGTCGATGCGATCTGACGTTAGCCCCCGGTCGATGATCTTCAAAATCTCCGTTTCGGCCTCAGTCGCGAGCGCCACATATCTCGCGATAGCCTCCTCCCCGAGTCGCCTTTCGATCAGCGGAATCCGAGGCAGTGAGTCCTTTTCCTGCCCGGCCAACCCTTGAAGGAAGTTCCGACCCTTCTCGAGATCGGTCACGATGTTGTTCGCCGTGTCAATGAACTTGTTGGCGATCTCTGTCGCCGTGTCAGCGATGGCCGCCGCAGGTGTTGCGAAGACAGCGCTCAGCTCGTTGATCGCGAATTTTGTCGCCTGCAGGCTTAGGTTCAGGCCGTCGATCACATCCGTGACCACCTTTGCGCCCTCTGCCATCCCGGTGAAGGCCCGTTCGGCAATCTTCTCCATGCCGCCGAAATGTTCGACCAGTAGGACCACCTTCTCCCCGAGTTCCGCCACCAACGGCGCAAACTGCACCGCCAGCTGGTCGAAGAATCCCGCGCCGGCCGCCTTCACGCGGGAGATCGCATCCGCGGCCAGTTCCACCTTTGTCGCGTCGATTCGGTTGACCGTGAGCCCAAAAAGCTCCGCCTCGCGCGTGGCTTCCTCGATCGCCTTCGAACCACCCGCTAGCAGCTTGCCCATCTCAGAGCCGCCCTTGCCCAGCAACTCCATGGTGATCGCCGCCCGCTCGTTGGCATTGCCGAGCAGCTGCAGACGGTCTGCCAGGAGCGCCATCTGCTCGTCGGCCCGCAGCTTGACGAACTCCTCCACGTTGATCCCAAGCCGCTCAAAGGCCTTCGCCTGCTCCTTGCTCCCGCCGGCCGCGTCAAACGCGCTCCGGTTCAGCTTTACCATTGCCTTCTCGAGCACGTCCACTTCCACGCCGGCCAGCGTCGCCGCGTGCCGCATCGCCGCGAGCTGCTCGATCGGGATGTTCAGCCGGTCGCTCTGCTTCGCCAGCCGGTCGATTGACGAGATGCCCTTCGCCACGCCGGCCGCCAGCCCGGCCCCGGCCGCTACGCCGGCCAGCGCCGTGGATTTCGCCAAGTTGTTGAACCCGGTGCGCATGTCCTTCACGCGCCGGTCGATCAGCTTGGCCGTGGCGTTGATCTTCGAGCGGAATTTTTCATCCCGCAGGATCATCTCCGCCACAAGTGTGCCTATTGAGCGTCTAGCCATGTGTTTTGTTCCGCTTCGCGTCCCTCAGAGCCTGCACCGCCAGCCTTGCCTTCATCAGTTTCTCCGCCGCCTCCGGAGGAGGCGCCGGCTTGTCTAGGAAATCATCGAGCCGCCATTCACGCTTATCCTTTCGCGTCACCCCGTTGGCCACGTAGAGCGCCAGCGTCAGCTTCGCCACGCGCAGATCCGCACGGCGCTCCCGGCGCTCCCAGGCCTTTTCGTATTCCTCGGCCTCCGCCGGCGTCAGGTCGTCCCATGCCTCCGCGCCCATGCCCAGCTCCACCCCAGCGAAGGCACGAGCGCGAAGGCTCAGACGTTTTTTCCACGGGCCCCTTTCTTTCCGGCCGGCGCCTCTTCCTCACCGAAGGCAGCCAGCACGGCGTCCACCACCGCCGGCACGTTCTCGAGGTCGAGATCCTCCACGAGATCCTCCGGCGTGTCGTATTTGGCCGCGGTTTCCTTGGGCAACAGCGCCCAGGCCCATTCGCAGATCGCCGCGACAAAGGTCTTCGGATCCTTGAGCCGCTTGCGACTCGGCACACCGCCGGGCAGGCTCGCCGCCCGGTAGTGCGCACGATTCGTCAGCCGCAGGGCCACAGGCACCCCGGCCACCATGAGCTTTGACATGGCAGGGTGGGGTTAGGCGGCCTCCGCGTAAACGACCGGGCCCGTGATCTTGCACGAGCAGGAAAACGTCAGCTTGTCGTCGAGCGGGTTCGTCACCGCGAAGGCGCCGATCACCACGCTGAACGTGGAGGTCGAGCCATCGCTGTAGGTCACGACCACGGCCTCCGTGTCGCCGGCGCCCTCTGCGAGAACCACCTGTCCGGCGTCCTCGATGTCGAAGTTTCCGGCCAGCTCGAGCGTGCCGCCGTCCTTGAGGCCCCCCACGAATTCGCGGAAGCCATCTTCCGAGTCGTGCGAAGTCACGTCGATGAAGGAAACCTCAGTCCCGCCCACCGTGGCGTCCGTGAGTCCCCCGATTGCAGTGCCGCCGACTGTCACGGCGGTCCCGAATGATCTTTTACCAGGCATGTGTGTAGTGGTTGGTTGTTATTCCGAAACGAAAGTCTGGCAGTGCACGCGCAGCTGCAGGAGCGCCCCGCGGAGCTTCGTAGCCTCATCGTGCAGGGTGAACGCGCTCGAGAACGTGCACACCACCGCCCCGCCGGCCAGGTCCACCCCCTCCAGCGCCGCCCGGATCTCGCGCCGGATCGCCAGCGCCTCCGTCAGCGTGTCCGCCCAGGCCGTCAGTTGAAACTCCACGAAATCCACTTCGCACGGCCCATCGTGCGCCGTTTCGGATTCTACGCTGATCTCCTGCGTCACCACGTAGGGCGCCCGCGCGTTCGCCGGCGCCAGCAGGGCATACACCTTGCTGCCCACAAGCGCCGTGATCGCCTGTTCGCTCTTGAGCGTGGAAACGATGATCTCCTCGTAGTCCATCAGATTGGCAGCCGCGCGATCTCCCGCGTCAGGCCCTTGTCCACCTCGGTTGTCAGGATGTCGCCCACGGCCCCGGCCTCGCTCTCCAGCGCCGGCCGCAGGAAAGGCTTCGCAGCCGTCCGGCTCGTGCCCAGCTCCACCAAGTGCGCGTATTTCGCCGGCTTGATCTTCTGCGCGGTCGTCCGCCCCCGGCGCACGCCCTCAAAAGTCGCCTTGCTGTCCGGCCCCACGCCCACCCACACCGTGTTTGTGCGGGTGTAGCGCCGGCCCACGAGCACCAGCGAGCGCGCCAGGGCCCCTGTGTCGCGCACCGCCTGCGCGTTGCCCTTCGCCTTGCGCTTCACCGGCTGCATGGCTTTCTGGCCGGCCTTGAGGAGCACGCGCCGCTGAAGCGCATCCGGAAGTATCCTCATCGCACCCATCAGCTCCTTGTAGCCGGTCACGTGGATTTGCGTTTCCATCAGCCGGCCCCCCTTACCTTCGTGGTCATCTCGAGCCACACCCTCCGGCCCACCTCCGCCGCGCTCAGGATCTCGTGCACCACATCGCCGTAGAGGATCCGCACCTCCCCAGGCACCACGCCGGCCAGCCACCGGATCGTCACCGTGAAATCCGCCTGTGCCTGCGTCTGCTGCGCCGCCAGTAGCATTCGCCCCCGCATCGGCTGCACGCACGCCCACACCGTGGTCAAGTCCGTCCACGATTCCACGGCCTCGCCGTTCGCCTCCGCGGAGAGGTTGCGCGCCTGGAGCGTCACCTGCCGGTCGAGTCGGCCCGGAGTCATTCAGTGCCCCCCTTCTTTCGGCACATCGCCACCACCTTCACGGCCAGCTGGAAAAGCACAAAGAGCGTGGTCGAGAAGCCCGCGCAGATCGCCCCGATCGAGGCCCACTCCGCCAGCGTCAGCGAGTTGGCCACGTCGGCCATCACTGCGACCACCTTGAGGGCTGCGGTAAACACGGTCCCGATGGATCCAATTACAGTTGTTCGCATGTCGGTCACATTTCAGCGTCCACGCAGTTGATGAGCTCCTGTAGGATTTCCCGCTTTGCCTCGAGTTTGCGCAGCGCCCGCTCCCGCTCCCCGGCCGCAGTCGTCGCGGAGAATTCCGAGATCGCCGCCTCGTAGGCGAGCAGCGCCAGCGTCAACTCGATCCGAAGTTTCACGGCTCATTGGAAATCGCGCAGGTTCACGGGCGCACCTCCGCGTCGAGTTTGCGCACCAGTTTCTTTGATCGCGGGCTCATCTGCCGGCTCACCGCCGCGAGCACGCCGTCGATCCTGTCCGGGTGGTCCTCTTTCGCCTTCGCCACGCCGGCTACCATTTCACGCAGAGCCGCCCCGTGCGTGAGCCGCAGCCACACAGCCACGCCGGCCGCCAACGCCGCCACGGCACCGATTATCAGCCGCTGCTGTTCGGCCGCAGCGCGTGCCGCCGCCTCGGAAAGCTCCAGGTCCACCGCACGGCGCTCGGCAATCGCCGTGTCTCGCTCCTGCTGCAGCCTCGAGGCCCTTTCGCTCTCCCGCTCGTAGAGCCGGCTCGCTTCCTCCAGCCGCCCCTCCATCACCGCGGCACGGCGCTTCTCAGCCTCCAGGAGCGCGGCAGGGTCGGGCGCCGGCAGCTTTGCGAGAGCCGCCGGCACCTCCCGGCCGATGAAAGCCTTGGAAGGGCTCTCCGGCGCCATCGAGTTGGCCACGCCGATCGTCGCCACGCTCGCCGCCGCGGATGCCGCCTGGTTGTCCACCGCCACCACCAGCGCGGCCGTGGCCTCCTGCGAAGCCTTCGCGCGGCGCTTGTCGCCGGAGAAAAGCGGCTTCAACGCGATGAAACCGCCCACCCCGGCGATTACGATCGCCGCAGCAAGCAACAGGGAGATTTCACCTGCACTGAGCCTGTCGAATGTGCCGCGACGCTTCATCAGGGATAGACGCGGATTTCGATGTAATCAAACGCCGTGCCGTTGAGAAAATCATCGCCACCGGCCACTGTGTAAGTGATCACGTTTGCGCTATTTCGGTTGACATCGATCAGACCTGCCTCGTCATAATTCTTTTGATTCCACGTCGCCAGCGTCTTGTCTGCAGTGAACGCGCCCGCGAGGGTCGCCGTATAAATGC